AAGTATTAGCTAATTTAAGACCTGATATTAAAGTAGGGGATGAATTTGAGGTTATTGATAAAAGCGATTCATCTGAAAATAAATTAAATAATCCTTGTTATTTAATATATGATAAAACAGGAGCAGCTATCTCATTATATCATAACGAGGTAGAAGAAATTGAAGAAACTAAAATTAAAACTAAAAAACAAGTAATATGAACCAAGAAGAACAATTAAAAATGAATGTGGACATTAAACAAACAGTCCCAGTAGAATCAGAAGATGGAAATCAAGTGTTTCAAGAAGCAGTAGTACTAAGAAAAGCAAGTAAGTTTTTAGTTGGTACTTCTGAAGACGCAATTATTCCTATCCCTGTATTCATTGATGTAAAAACAGGTAAAATCTTAACAGCATTAATGCCTAAAGAAATTCGTGAAGAATATGAAGAATACAACAACAAAAAGTAAGTCATTCTCTATATTTGATTGGATAAAAGCAATTATAGACACTAAACCGTCTTGGGAAACATTTAAATCCGAACAACAAAAACAGTTTAACAACTATATGATTCATCGTTTCTTAAGTATGAATCCAAAGTATATTGAAATTGTAAATTATGTTCAAGGACTAAACATTCAGGACAGTAAAAAGTTATATGAAGTATATTGTTTCATGATTCCACAATCTAAAAATACTTACTCAGCCTATATCAAGTCAAATACTAAAAATGCTTTACCTGAAACAGCTCAACACGTAGCAGAGTATTTTGAATGTTCTGTAAATGAAGCAGAAGAATATATCTCACTAACAGATAAAAAATGGTTAGAAAATATTTTAACTACTAAAGGAATTGATGAAAAAGAAATTAAAAAACTACTCAAATAATGGCTGAAAAAGAAATGTCCGCTATCGAAATGTTGGAAAAAGAATACCCAACTATAGCAAATGGATACAAAAAAATTCTCAAAGAACAATACGAACTATTTGCTAAAAAACATCTTGACTATGGTATGACTAATGTAGCAGCAGGCACTCAGTTAGAAAATGAAGAAGAAAAACAATTTGCTATTACAGGATTGTTTTTTAGATTAAACGATAAAATAAGTAGATGGAAAAATCTTATTATTAATAAACGTAATGCTCAAAACGAAACATTAACGGACACATATCAAGACATTGCTAACTACGGCATTATTGCTCAAATGGTAGATCGTGATATGTGGAAAAAATAAGATGGCAAAACCAAAAATACCCGAGGTACTTAAACGTATAAGAAATTTTAAACCAACTGAAATTAACTATGCGTTCCAAAAAAGTATCTCATACTCTCAGCTATCAATGTATTCTTCATGTCCTAAAAAATGGGCATTACAATATAGAGACGGGCATAAAATATATGCCCCTTCTATAAACATGACTTTTGGGAGCGCAGTGCATGAAACACTACAGAACTATTTACATGTAATGTACACTGAAAGTGGAGTAAAAGCAGATGAAATAAACATAGAGGAATACTTTGAAGATAAATTTAGAGAAAACTACACTAAAGGATATAAGGACAATAAAAATGTCCACTTCAGCGGACCTGAAGAAATGAGAGAGTTTTTTGATGATGGTGTTGCTATATTAGATTTTATTAAAAAACGTAGAGGAGAATATTTTAGTTCAAAAGGATGGCATTTAGTAGGAATTGAGATCCCAATCGTTATTTCACCAGATAAACGCTTTAACAACGTTTTATATAATGGATTTATTGACTTAGTCATGTACCACGAACCTACTAATAAGTTTGTTATATACGATATAAAAACTAGTACTCGTGGGTGGGGTGATAGAGAAAAAAAGGATGAAATAAAACAATCTCAAATTCTACTATACAAAATATATTTTAGTGAACAGTTTGGAGTTCCTACAGACAATATAGATGTTAAGTTCTTTATCTTAAAACGTAAAATATGGGAGGGAAGTGAATTTCCTCAAAAACGTGTTCAAGAATTTATACCAGCAAATGGTAAAACTAAAATGAACAAAGCTAAAAACTCATTAACTACTTTTATAGAAAATGTGTTTAATATAGATGGTTCATTTAAAAGTACAGAACATCAACCAAATCCAAGTAAATCAAGTTGTATGTATTGCCCTTTTAAGAATAGAAAGGATTTATGTAAAGATGGATTTTAAATAAATTAGTACATATTTATATATGTATAATAAAAACAATGTTATGGACAATACCCAATTAACCTCAGTAAAAGTCGACAAAGACTTATTTGACAATTTTAAAATTGAGTGTGTTAAGAGAAAATTTTCATTAAATAAGCTTGTTAATCGGGCAATGGATTTATATCTTAACTCAGAAGAATTTAGAAAATCAGTTACTAATCACAGTAGTACAAAAATTAACGACTAAAAATAAAGTTATGGAAAAATTAAATTTAAAAGTTAGAATTCAAATTCTTGATTCTGATGATCAAATTCTCTTACAATCTACAATTAACCAAAATGAAGCAAATGATTTAAGAGTTTACCAAAATATTAGTATTGTAGACGAAACCTATCTAATGTTATTAGATGAATTAAAACAAAAATTAAACTAAAAACAAGTTATATGAATTCAAGTTTTGCTTATTTACCTCAAAATGAGAGGAAAAAAATCTTATTAATTTGTGATGATATTAGAGTACATTCAGGAGTAGCAACTGTTGCTCGTGAAATGGTTCTTAACACCGTTCAACATTTTAATTGGGTTCAAGTCGCAGGAGCGATTAACCATCCTGATAAAGGAAAACGATTAGATCTATCAGGAGATACTAACATTAACACAGGTTTAAAAGATGCTTCTGTAACAATGTATCCTGTAGATGGATATGGAGACGCCAACCTAATTAGACAGTTAATCCAAATAGAAAAACCAGATGCAATATTTTTGATTACTGATCCAAGATATTTTATGTGGTTGTTTCAGATTGAAAATGAGATTAGAAGAAAAGTACCTATTGTTTATCTAAACATTTGGGATGACTATCCGGCTCCAATGTACAATAGACCATACTATGAAGCATGTGATGCTTTGTTAGGTATCTCTAAACAAACAGTTAATATTAACAAATTAGTGTTAGGTGATAAGGCAAAGGATAAATTAATCAGTTATGTACCACACGGTTTAAATCACGACATCTTCAAACCACTAGATCAAAACGATTCTAATTTTAAAGCATTTAAACAAAATATGTTTAAAGGAAAAGAATTTGACTTTGTTATGTTCTTTAACTCTAGAAATATTCGCCGTAAACAAATCCCAGATACATTAGTAGCATACAAGTTATTTATTGATTCATTACCTGAAGAAAAAGCTAAAAAATGTGCTTTCCTATTACACACTCAAATAGTAGATGATAACGGAACAGATCTAGGAGCAGTATGTGAATTTTTATTTGACAACAATCCAAAATATAATATTATTTTTTCACAACAACCTCTTGGACCAGAACAAATGAATTATCTCTATAACATGAGTGACGTTCAAATCTTATTAACAAGTAATGAGGGTTGGGGATTAAGTTTAACAGAAGCCATTTTAGCAGGAAATCCAATTATTGCAAATGTAACTGGTGGAATGCAAGACCAAATGCGTTTTGTTAAGGATGGTAAGTGGATGGAAGTAGACGCTGATTTTCCTTCGAATCATAATGGTACAGTTAAGGAACATGGTGAGTGGGCGTTTCCAGTTTATCCAACTAATCGTTCAATTCAAGGATCACCTATTACACCTTACATTTGGGATGATAGATGTACAGCAGAAGATGCTGCAGCACAAATTAAAGCAGTATATGAGTTGTCTAAAGAAGAACGTAAGGCAAAAGGTATGAAAGGTAGAGAATGGGCTTTAAGTGATGAAGCAGGATTTACAGGTGAAAAAATGGGTAAACGAGTTATTGAAAATTTAGATGAATTGTTTGCTACTTGGACACCAAGAACAAAATTTGAACTTATCAATACTAAAAACGTAGAAAAAAGAGTTTTAAACCATAAATTAGTTTATTAATATGAGCGGAAAAAATAGTTGTGTAATCTACGCACCAGTAGATACGCTAAGTGGATATGGATCTCGATCTCGAGATACAGTCAAATCAATCATTGACTTAAAAAAAGATGAATGTGATATTAAAATCATTCCATGTGCTTGGGGAAATACTCCAACTGGGTTTAT